ATATTGAACAATCATTAATTGTTGTACTAGTATTTTTTTCTCTATTTATTACTTTTCTAGTTTGTTTTCCCCGAACTCTTGACTGAATTTTACGACTTGCTTTTAGTTTAGTTACTTGTTTTCTAGTTTGTTTACCCCTAATTCGTTTTTGAATTTTTTTTACTGCTGAACTTCTTAAACGCGATGAACTACGTCTTTTTGAAGGCATACTAAATTTATATTATATACTATAAATAATATAATATAATATAATATAATATAATATAATATAATATAAAAATAGTAAGATTAAGCACCGCGCGCTAGTTCACCAAGACGATTTGAAATTCGTAATGCATTATTCGCATCATAGTTTGCAACTTCTAATAAATTAGAAGTTCTATTAAAAACAGCATCAATGTATTGTTCCGCTATTTCATCATTAGTACTTGGTCTATCTTGTGTGTTAAAACTTTCATAGTTAGTATAAATAGTATATGCTTCATTATAAAGACTTCTTAAAGTAGTCTCAGTATCATTTGCTGTTACTTCATTAACTACTGCCTGTTCATAAGTTATATCTGGAATTTCTGGCGCATCAGGCAGTAATTCTCTCAGTCGTTCTATACTTTCTTCTATAACATCTAGTTCTTGATTGCGTACTATTAGGTGTTGTATTAGTTGTAGCGGTTCTAAATCTAATAGTTGTCTTCGTTGTATTGGATCTAATATATTTGGTGGTGGTGGTAGTGGTGGTTGTGGTTGTATTTGTCGTTCTATAGAAATATAAGGTATATTAGTTACAACCGCCCTACACTTAGGACATCTTCCACCAGTGCTAGTCAATGAACGCTTTATACATTCTTCGTGAAATCTATGTCCACAAGGTAACGCAATACGAACATTATTAGTCAAAGGTTCAAGACATATTGGACAATCATTAATTGTTAACACAGTATTTTTTTCTCTATTTATTACTTTTCTAGTTTGTTTTCCGCGAACTCTTGACTGAATTTTACGACTTGCTTTTGACCTTAGCCTTTTTCTACTTCTAAACCGTTTTTGAATTTTTTTTACTGCCGAACTTCTTAAACGCGATGAAGTACGTGTTTGTGAAGGCATACTAAATTTATATTATATACTATAAATAATATAATATAATATAAATAATATAATATATTAAAATATAAAGTTATAAAAATAGTAATACATTACCTAAGGTCTGCTGGTTCATCATCACCAAGCTCATCTACAAATTGCGTAGCATTATTCCTAAGTACTTGTGCGCGATTTAATAAATCAGACGTTATATAATACATATTAGTAACATCTTGGTCAACTGGGTTACCATCTATTCTAACATTTCTATAGTTCTGATAATTTTCAGAAGCTTCATAAAATATTCTTCGTAGCTCATCTACAATTTGGCGTATATTATATTGTATACGTAACGCTTGATTTAAAGTTATATTTGGCATTTCTCTTGGGTCGGGTAGTTGTGCTATGCGTTGTTCTAGCATTTCAATTTCTCGCAAACGTTGTAACATATATTGTCTTCGTTGTCTTGGGTCTAATATTGGTGATGGTGCTGGTGGTGCTTGTGGTTGCTGTTGTGAAAGCGGAACATTACCAAATGTTCGATTTGCCCTTCCTGGTTGTACATATGGTATATTTACTATGCCTGTTCTACAAAGTGGGCATTCTCCTCGAGTACTAGGCATACTATCTTTTATACATTTTGTATGAAATCTATGACCACAAGGCAATAATGTAGCAACTTTTTCAGTCATAGGTTCAAAACATATTGGACAAGTATTATCTGTTTGCATAATAGTTTTTACTCTATTAATTAGTTTCCTTGTTTTGTTTCCTTGAATTTTTGCACGGGCTCTTGTCTGAATTTTTCGTGTTGCACTTGACCTTTGCCTTTGTTTTTGTCTTTTTTTACTTCTAAAGTGTTTCTGAATTTTTTTAGCTGCAGAACTTCTTAAACGCGATGAGCTACGTCTTTGCGAAGGCATATTTATATAATATAATATATTTTTTGCTATATTATATTATTTTTCTTTTTATTTTTAATAATCATAAATTTTTTGGTGCTATTAATGTTTGCGTTGCTTTTTTGACAAATGCGTAGGAGAACGAGAAGAATGACGGGAGAGGGCCAAAATGGGGACAGGAGCAGGAGCAGGAGCATATGTTACACATGCTGGGACAGAATTAGAATTGGGACCAAGGGTCTCGCACAGAACCTGAACAGGATCGGGGGCAACCAGGCGTACTGATGGGTGGGTAGTTATGTCGGGTCGAGTGTAGGCAAGGTCTCTGAGACTTTGAAGCATACTATCAACAACCGCCCTACTAGGAGGTGCATCAGTTTGAGTATTCCGATTATCCGCAATAATTGGTTGTTGTCTACGTGTATTACGTGAGGGGCGTCTATCTCGCGATTTTGATTTTCTACTAGCACCACCTACTATTTTCTTTTTATGCCGAGTTAGTTTTCTTCTAAATCTATTTGAACGAGTCATAGTATTTATATTATAATAAAATATAATATAATTTTAGTATTTTTTTTATAATATATTTTAGTATATTATAAAATATATTATGAATTCTACCAAGTCAAATTTAGCAACTAAAAATAAAAAACCTATTTTTAAAAACAATAATTTGTCGCAGTTATTTAAATTAATAAGTGAAAAAAGAGTATTTTTTGCTCTAATTTTAGCCACTTTAGTATCTCAACTTTCTATTACTTATTATGTAAGTGAAAATGTTAAAATAGAAGAAGAAGAAGATGGTAAAAAAAAATTCAATAGCAAACTTTTTGGAGCATATATAACAATTTTTGTCATAATTTTAATTTTGGCATTTATTACTATGCCTCCATGGTTAAAATTTATATTATTTTCTCTCTTTTCAACCGCTTTTGGTGTAATTTTAGGATATAGAAAATCAGGAATAGATCCTGGTATTGTTAAAAGTGCTTTAGTTGGAACAGCTAGTATTTTTGTTACTATGTTTACATTTGGTGTAGCATTAATAGCTAGTGGTATTAAATTAGGTTTTAAATTTGGTCTTGGTTTGCTTATTGCTTTATTCTTTTTAATAATTATTACTATTGTCCAATTTTTTATTCCTGAATCTTCGTTATTAAAAAAAATACTAGTTATTGGTTCATTGATGGTATTTTCGTTATACATTATGTATGATACTAACAATATTTTACAGCGTAATTATTATGGAGACTTTATAACAGCATCTTTAGATTATTATTTAGACATAATCAATATTTTTAGTGGATTATTAAGCGGACTTGAGTTTGATGATTAAGCTAAATAATTAAGGAATAGGAATAAATTTCCACCCTAAATCTTCACAAATTTTTTTCCATATTTGGTCTTGTTCTATACGTTTTTCACGATCTTTTAACATAGGAAAATATGGCAAAAAACTGCGTTCGTTTAACAATTCACATAACTTATATAATGTATAATAATAGTTTAAAAAATTAACTCTATCTTTAGGACAATATTTGGAATAAGGTTTTTGTAATTCCATAAATAAATTACATAATGTTTCTTCAAGTTCAGCACTCATTATTGGTGGTCTTATTCCCAATTTATCTTTTATAAATGGTATATGTTCATAATATTTATTGTAACCCAAATTTTTCAATATTTCTTTGGTTTTCTTATTTGTTAATTCATTCAGACTTATACGTTCTTTTTTGATTTGATTCTTAATATTTTCAAATACTTCATCAGGTATATTTGTACTTTCTTTTGCTTGAAATTGTGCTAATATTTCTTTTAAATGATTTATTCTTTTATAAGCATAAAAGCATACTTCTTTTGGTGGTTCCTTATATGATGGTTTATCTATTTCTATTAAATATTTAATACTATTTGAACAATTGCTACATATTGACATTCCCTCGCTTTCAACATAAACCATTTCTCCTCTTTTACAGACGCTACATATATCTGATGGATATATAAATTTATCATAGTTTAAGTATTTAGAATCAATATTGTTAAAATATTTGTCTATAAAATTATTGTTATTTATTTTAATGTAATTATCATCTTTTATTTTAGTACAATTTGTTTCATCATTAATAATATTGTTTGACTCGTCTGAAATATTTAATGAAAAAAAATGTTTTACTATGTTATTTTTATCTGAATTTTCAAATGTTTCATTAGTAGATATATTCTTTTTATTTTCAAAATAATCAAATATATATTTAGAGTTGTTTAAATAATAGTTTTTTTCTTTAGCCTTGAGAGATTTTATAATATTTTTATACTTAGCAATATTATCTAATATTTCCAATTTCTTTTTTGATTTATTTAACATTAATTCAAGTTTTTCAATTTGTTTTAAATATTTAGGAATAACTACTTCTTCATTATGTTTAAAAGATTTTATTATTTCATTATGTTTGCTATCCAATGTTGTTTTAATAGTAGTAAATTTTTTCATTGATTAAAGATTATATTTTTAATGAAGTAAAATTTATATAATAATAATGTTTAATTATTTAATTATTTAATTATTTAATTAAATTATTTAATTTAATTTAATTATTTAATTTAATTATTTAATTTAATTTAATTTAATTTAATTTAATTTAATTTAATTTAATTTAATTTAATTTAATTTAATTTAATTTTAAAAAATTTTTTTCTTTAGGAATATTATAAAAAAATGGCTGGTGGATTAATGCAATTAGTCGCCTATGGCGCTCAAGATGTTTATTTAACAGGTAATCCTCAAATTACCTTTTGGAAAGTAACTTACCGTCGTCATACCAACTTCGCGATGGAATCAATTGAACAAACTTTCAATGGTCAAGCGGATTTTGGTCGTCGTGTTACATGCACTATTTCACGCAATGGTGATTTAGCTTACCGCACCTATTTACAAATTACTCTTCCTGAAATTGGTCAATCTTTAGGCAATAACAATGTATATGCTAGATGGTTAGATTTCCCCGGTGAGCAGTTAATTTCACAAGTAGAAGTCGAAATTGGTGGTCAGCGCATTGATCGTCAATATGGTGACTGGATGCACATATGGTGCCAACTAACTCTATCAAAAGAACAAGAACGTGGTTACTATAAAATGATTGGTAATACTACTCAATTAACATACATTTGCGATCCAGAATTTGCCGAAGTTGATGGTCCTTGCTCTTCTGATGGTATTCGCCAAGTTTGTGCCCCACGTAAAGCACTACCTGAAACAACTTTATATGTTCCATTACAATTCTGGTATTGCCGTAATCCAGGTTTAGCTCTACCTCTAATTGCTTTACAATATCACGAAGTAAAAATTAATTTAGACATTCGCAATATTGAAGAATGCTTATGGGCAGTAAATAATGTTGATGGAACTGGTACAAAAGTTGATCAAGCATACAAACAATCACTAGCTGCGGCATCGCTATTTGTTGACTACATTTTCTTAGATACTGACGAACGCAGACGTATGGCCCAAAACCCACACGAATATTTAATTGAACAATTACAATTCACCGGTGATGAATCGGTCGGTTCGTCATCAAACAAAATCAAATTAAATTTAAATCATCCTTGCAAAGAATTAATTTGGGTTGTTCAACCAGACGCAAATGTCGATTATTGTGCTTCAACAACTGCTAATAATGAGTTAAATAAATTATTAGGTGCCCAGCCTTTTAACTACACAGATGCTTACGATGCTTTACCAAACGCGATTCATGCTTTTGGTGGTAAAGTAAATATAAGAACATCTACAAATACTGCTGCTGGTAATGGTTTTATTAATGCCAGTGGAATGTTCCAAGACCCATTTGCCAATGATATTACTGCAAGTGCGGTTGGTGCTTGGGGTACTTCTAATAGTACAGACTCCGGTGTTTCCGATGCTGGCACTTTCGTTTTAGCCGAAACTGCCTTAGATATGCACTGCTGGGGTGAAAATCCAGTTGTTGTTGCCAAATTACAATTAAATGGTCAAGACAGATTTTCGGAGCGTGAAGGCACATACTTCGACTTGGTCCAGCCTTTCCAGCACCACACTCGTGCGCCAGACACTGGTATTAATGTTTACTCATTTGCCCTAAGACCAGAAGAACACCAACCATCTGGCACATGCAATTTCTCGCGAATTGACAATGCCACCTTACAGTTAGTTTTATCTAATGCTACTGTTTCGGGTGTAAGCACTGCTAAAGTTCGCGTTTATGCTGTTAACTACAACGTCCTCCGCATTATGTCGGGTATGGGTGGTTTAGCTTACTCGAATTAAATAATTTTACTTATTTATTTTTCACTTATTAATAATTTTTTATTGAATTATAATAAAATATTATTACATTAATATATTATTGCTACAATATATTAATGCATTAATATATTATATTATAACATATTAATACATTACTATGAATACATCTTTAGTAATAAATAGTTTTTATATTACATATATATTTTTAATTACTACTTCGGTAATTACATTTATTGAAGCATTACGAAGTCCTATTCCACAAGTTCGTCATATTTTAAATTTAGAAACATGTATTTCAGTTATTGCTAGTTATTTTTATGGATTATTTATAGAACAAATAAATAAAACAAAAAAATATAATCACTCAAAAAATGATTTATTAGAAGAGAAAAATCATGATTCTGTTGACACTCTTCCTTTAGAAAAAATTAATAATATGCGTTATTCTGATTGGATAATCACTACTCCTTTTATGTTATTAGCACTTTCCATGTTACTAGGTTATGAAAATAAAATACCAGTAAAAATTAAACCATTTTTACTAGTTTTATTTTTTAATCTTTTAATGTTAGGTTTTGGATATAGCGGGGAAATAGGTTTACTTAATAGAAATTTAGCAAGTTTTATGGGTTTTATATTTTTATTTTTAACATTTGGTACTATTTGGAGACTTTTTATGACAAGTATCAAAACAACATATCAGTCAAAATTAATATTTTGGTTGTACTTAGGTTTATGGTCTTTGTATGGAGTATTTTACCACGCAAATGAAGCAATTAAACTAATAGGATATAATATGTTAGATTTAACTGCTAAAGCATTTGTTGGAATTATCTTTTGGCTATATTTAACAAAATCTGTAATGTTTTAATGTTTTTAATATTTTAATGTATTATTTTAGTATAAATGAACGATTTATCAAATATTTTAATAACAAAAGAAGAATCTAAGAGAGAAAGAAAGCATAATGCTGTAAAATTACCAAATAATATAGAACAA